AATAACCGTTAAATAAAATGGGATTTAAACTAGGAACATCAAAAGGTAATTATGCTGTAGGTGGTGAAATCAAAACCAAGCTTAGATTTCATCGTGAATCTGGTAATCCAGATTTATCTGTTCCTGGAACACCTATTATTAGAAAGCCATTAGAAGAAGGCGTTATGGGTGAGGCCAATATGGATGGTAGTATATATATCAACGAAAAATTAGATCCAAATAGCTTTAAAACTAGACAAGTTATAAATCACGAAATGCGTCACGCAACTGATATAAAAACCGGTAAACTTAGTTATGCCGATGATCATGTAACGTATAATGGAGAAAAATTTGCTAGAGCAACAATAAATGGCGTAGATATGATTAAAGTAGATGGGCAGTGGAAAGAAGCTGGTCATGGTGAGTTTCCTTGGGAGCACGAAGCGAATAACGGAAATCATTACTAATATGTGGAAGTTATTTGAAGATAAGAACAATATAAATGAAAAGAATATAATTGGTTTTATATCTTTTGCCGTAATGGTATTATTTGCTATTACAGATCTTATTACTAGTTTCTTGTTTGAAAATGGCACATTAGTGATTAATGACACTATATATAATTCATTTGTTCTTGTAACGTTGGGATGTTTTGGTATTAGCACATTTGAAAAAATAAAAACTAAATAAAATGTTAAATAAAATATTTTCAGCAGGAGCTGGAGAATTAATAAAAAATGTAGGTGGGGTTATAGATAATCTACATACGTCTAAAGAAGAGAAACTTGAGGCGGAAAGAAAAATAAAAGATATGATCATGGGTTACGAGGCTGAAATGCAAAAGCAAGTAACTGAAAGGTGGGGTATGGATATGAAATCTGATTCATGGTTATCAAAAAACATAAGACCACTAACCCTAATGTTTTTAGTAATATCTACAGTGTTAATGATTTTTATAGACGCTGGCGTTATTGCTTTTGAGGTTAAATCTTCGTGGGTGGATCTATTACAACTAGTATTAATAACTGTGATCGGTGCTTATTTCGGCGGACGCTCACTAGAAAAAGTAAAAAAATAAAATTATGGGAAAATATTTCACAGTAGAAGTAAAACCTACAATAACAGCTAGCAAGCAAGCTCTCGGAGCATTCGCTACAGATGATCTTGTGTTTGATTGGACCGGGTTTGACGTACCTAAAGGAACAAATAAACTTATAGACGCAGTAGTGGTATCACGGGGTAATGATGGTGCTAGACAAGATTTTCAAATTGACTATCATTTTGCTAAAAGCAGAAATGGTAATGCCCCAGCAACGTTAGGAACTTTAAACGGTGGAGCTGATGGCACTGGTTATTATAATGATCTTATAGGTGCATTTACTATAGGCGCTGGAGATTTTTATCATGGGTTGGATTACGTGTCTGTAGGTAGTATTGGTAGAACTGGAACAGCTCATGGAGAAGTTATTCAACCGTGTTTAACTGGTGAACCTGATAGCGGGACAAACGTAGGATATGATAAATTATACATAGCAGGACTTGCTGTAACGGGTGGACCAGATTACGAGTCAACCGTACAAGTTGCTACGGAAACAACTACTACTAGTTCAGATTTAGTAGTTAAAACCAAATCGGCTTTACTTTGTTTTGATGTGGGAGACATACTACACGATGAAGACGACCAACTTATAGGTACTATTAAATCAATTACTGACGCTACTAATATTGTGTTAGAAGAAAACGCAGCTAATGTTAGCGCTGTAAATAAAGATTTGTATAATATAAAACCTATGACAATAATATTATCATTCGAAAAATAAATAAACAACAATAATTAACTTAAATTAAATAAAATGGCAAAAAGAAAAACACCAAAAGCGGAGAAAGTAATAGACTTAACTCCGAAAGCAGAAAAAATTACTGAGGAGCAGTTAAAACAAGTTCAGCAAACAGTAAGTAGTCTTAATAGATCTCAATTAGAAATTGGGCAAATGGAATCTAGAAAGCACGAGTTATTACATGGTACTTTTACTATAAGAGAACAATTAGCTAAACTACAAGAAGAATTCCAAAAAGAATACGGTACGTTTGATATTAATATTGAAGACGGAACTATAAACTATCCAAAAGAAAATGGCGAAGTTAATAAGGAAGATTAGTGTAGGTAAAGATTATAAAAACGACGCCATGCATTATGCTGTTGGCCAGGAGGTTTATGGTGGGCATACAATTTGCGATATTATAGAAGAAGATGATAAGTTTTCTATTTATATTAAAAAAGGTAAAGACGTATTACCCTGGAAAGACTTTAATAAAAACATGGCTGTGTCTGTAGAGTACAATCTGGAATACTAATGAAAAGTGTTTACAACTTTGTTGTAACACCAATAGGAGAAAGATACAACAATACTAAAAAGCTAGATGGTGGTGAATTAATTTTAAATACTGAAATTTTTAATCATCAATACGTGAATAGAGAAGCTGTTGTTATATCAACGCCTATAGTTGGTGATACAGATATAAAAGTAGGTGATACGGTTATCGTTCATCATAACGTCTTTAGAAGATGGCACAATGTTTTAAAACAAGAAAAAAATAGTAGAAGTTATTTTGACGAATCTACGTATTTAGTAAACAGTGACCAAATCTTTTTATACAAGAAAAACAACAAGTGGCAAGTTCCAAAAGGATATTGTTTTGTAAAACCACTTAAAAAGAAAGATAAATTCAATATTGACGAAGAAAGACCTTTAATTGGTATTGTTAAATATTCAGATGGTACCGTGGAAGTTAATGATCTAATTGGTTTTAAACCAAATAGTAAATATGAGTTTATCATTGACAACGAAAGACTATATCGAGTTTTATCTAATTTTATAACAATCAAATATGAATATCAAGGAGACGAAGAAGAATATAATCCAAGCTGGGCAAAAAGCAGTTGATGAACTGATTAAGGTCGCTAAGGAACCTATTGTAGATTCAGACGACGATATATCAGCGGATAGATTAAAGAATGCTGCAGCTACTAAAAAACTAGCTATATTTGACGCATTTGAAATACTCAATAGAATTCAAGAGGAAGAACAATTACTTGAGGGCAAAGCACCTGAAGAGAGAAAGGAAAAAGTCTTTAAGGGATTCGCAGAAGGCAGATCTAAGTAATGTACGAGCAAGATTTAGTTAAGGTTATAGAACCAATAAAGAAAACAACAATCACACGTTTAAACCGTGGTAAAAAATGGAAATATGGATACAATAAAGAACATGATATCGTTATTATCTCAAAAACTGGAAAAATCGGTGAAGTGGTTGAAATCCAAAATCTGCGAATTGGCTTGCCGTTGGAACCGGTGCGAGGGGTGCACGTGCATGAAAAAAGAAAATGGATAAGGATTGATCCTCCAAAAGAATTAAGTAGGTTAAAAAATATATTTGATTGGAGAAATTATCCTGACGAAAACAAAGAGCAGTGGTACGATTTTATAGACGAAGAATTTAAAAGAAGAGATGAGGGTTTTTGGTTTATGAATAAAGATAAACCAACTTATATAACGGGTACACACTATATGTATCTTCAATGGAGCAAAATTGATGTTGGAGCCCCAGATTTTAGAGAAGCAAACAGATTATTCTTTATATTTTGGGAAGCTTGTAAAGCTGATAAAAGATGTTATGGTATGTGTTACTTAAAGAACAGACGTTCAGGCTTTTCCTTCATGTCATCTGCTGAAACAGTTAACTTAGCTACTCTTGCAAGTGATAGTAGATATGGGATCCTTTCTAAAACAGGTGCAGATGCTAAGAAAATGTTTACAGACAAAGTTGTACCTATTAGTATAAACTATCCTTTCTTTTTTAAACCGATTCAAGATGGTATGGATCGACCGAAAACAGAATTAGCGTATAGAGTACCAGCTAGTAAATTTACAAGAAAAAAAATAACTTCTAATGAAAAGTTAGAGGAGTTGGAAGGATTAGATACAACTATTGACTGGAAGAATACTGGAGATAATAGTTATGATGGTGAAAAATTAGCGTTATTAGTTCATGATGAAAGTGGCAAATGGGAGAGACCTGATAACATATTAAACAACTGGAGAGTTACAAAAACATGTTTACGATTAGGTAGTAGGATTATAGGTAAATGTATGATGGGTAGCACTTCAAACGCATTAGATAAAGGTGGAGAAAATTTTAAAAAATTATACAACGCATCCGATGTCACTAAAAGAAATAGAAATGGTCAGACGAAGTCTGGTCTCTATTCTCTGTTTATCCCAATGGAATGGAACTACGAAGGATTTATTGACGAGTACGGAATTCCAGTATTTGATACACCTGACATCGATGTGTTCGGCCCAGACGGTGAATTAATAGATATAGGTATAATAGAACATTGGCAAAACGAAGCTGATGGTTTAAAAGGAGATCACGATGCGTTAAATGAGTTTTATAGACAATTTCCTAAAACTACTGAACACGCGTTTAGAGACGAAGCAAAAGGAAGTATATTTAATCTTGTTAAGATATACGAACAAATAGATTATAATGAAGAAATGTCTAGAACCCTTGGTATTACAACTGGTAATTTTCAATGGGTTAATGGTGTAAAAGATAGTCAAGTTATATTTTATCCAGATCAACAAGGAAGATTTAAAGTTAGTTGGGTTCCACCTCAACATTTACAAAATAGAGTGGTTCTTAAAAACGGAGTGAAATATCCTGGTAATGAACACATGGGAGCGTTTGGTTGCGACTCGTATGATATATCGGGAACCGTAGATGGACAAGGATCTAAAGGAGCATTACACGGCTTAACCAGGTTTAGTATGGAGGACGCTCCTGCGAATAGCTTCTTTTTAGAATACTTATCAAGACCACCTACGGCTGAAATATTTTTTGAAGATGTATTAATGGCACTAGTGTTTTATGGCATGCCAATACTAGCAGAGAACAACAAACCTAGATTACTTTATTATCTTAGAAGAAGAGGTTATAGAGGGTTTAGTATGAATAGACCTGATAAAGTATGGAATAAATTATCTGTAGCAGAAAAAGAAGTTGGAGGAATTCCTAACTCTAGCGAAGATATAAAACAAGCCCACGCTGCAGCAATAGAAATGTATATACAAGATCACGTGGGTATACAACAAGATGGAACTTTTGGAAGTATGTATTTTAATACTACTTTAAACGATTGGAGTAGATTTGATATAACAAAGCGTACAAAGTTTGACGCTACTATAAGTTCGGGTCTAGCTATAATGGCAAACAACAGGCATTTATATGCTCCAAACGCAAAAATTGAAAAACCAAAACTAAATATAAATATTGCTAAATACGAAAATAGAGGTAATATGAGTAAAATAATTAAACAATAAATATGGCAGAGTCTGGCATTAAAAGTTATTTTCCTAGTCAAACGGTTAGCGATGCTGAGAAGTTGAGTTACGATTATGGTTTGAAAGTAGCGAAAGCTATAGAAACCGAGTGGTTTGATAATGATAGATCACTTAGCAAATATAAAAATAACTATAATAATTTTCATAGATTAAGATTGTACGCAAGAGGCGAGCAATCTATACAAAAATATAAGGATGAGTTATCGATTAATGGTGATTTGTCCTATTTAAATTTAGATTGGAAACCCGTTCCAATTATCCCTAAATTTGTAGATATAGTTGTAAATGGTATAGCCGAAAGGACTTACGATATAAAAGCTTACTCTCAAGATCCATTTAGCGTTAAAAAAAGAACTAATTATATGCAGTCGTTATTAACTGATATGCAACTAAAGCAGTTTGACGCGGCGATGATAGAGAATGTGGGTGTAGACGCTAGAAAAAACAAAGATATAGAATTACCAGAGACAAGTGAAGAATTACAACTTCACATGCAATTAACTTACAAGCAATCTATAGAGTTAGCTGAAGAGCAGGCATTAAATATATTGTTTGATGGTAACAAATACGAACTTACAAAGAAAAGATTTTATTATGATTTAACAGTTTTAGGTATTGGTGCTGTTAAAACAGATTTTAATACTTCAGAAGGCGCTACAATAAGCTACGTTGATCCCGCTAATCTTGTTTATTCTTATACAGACTCTCCCTATTTTGATGATATATATTATGTTGGTGAAATTAAATCTATTCCGGTAAACGAATTAGCAAAACAATTTCCTCATTTAACAGAAGGCGATCTTGAGGATATAATGAAAAATAAAGCAACTAATAAAAACAATTATAACACAAGGTGGAGTATAGATAAAGAGGATAACAATACTATTCAAGTTTTATATTTTAATTACAAAACTTACATGAACGAGGTTTATAAATTAAAAGAAACCGCAACTGGTGCAGATAAAATAATAGCAAGAGATGACACTTACGATCCACCACAAGATAAAGAAGGTGGATATTCTAGACTATTAAGATCAGTAGAATGCTTGTATGAAGGGGCTATGGTTTTAGGTACCGATAAATTACTTAAGTGGGAAATGGCAACAAATATGATGCGTCCAAAAAGCGATTTTACAAAAGTAAAAATGAATTACGCTATAGTAGCACCTAGAATGTATGATGGAAAAATTGATTCATTAGTTAAAAGAATTACTGGTTTTGCTGATATGATTCAATTAACACATTTAAAACTACAACAGGTATTATCACGCATGATACCAGATGGTGTTTATTTAGACGCTGATGGTTTGGCTGAAGTTGATTTAGGTAATGGAACTAATTATAATCCACAAGAAGCGTTAAACATGTTCTTTCAAACTGGTAGTATTATAGGTAGATCGTTTACAAGTGAAGGTGATATGAATCCAGGTAAAGTACCTATTCAAGAAATAAATTCTAGCAATGGTGGTGGTAAAATGCAAAGTTTAATTAATAATTACAACTATTATCTACAAATGATAAGAGATGTAACCGGATTAAACGAAGCTAGAGATGGTAGTATGCCAGATAAAAATGCTTTAGTTGGCGTACAAAAGTTAGCGGCTGCTAATAGCAATACAGCTACAAGGCACATACTGCAAGCCGGTTTATTTTTAACAGCTGAAATAGCAGAGTGTTTATCTATGAGAATATCAGATATATTAGAATACTCTCCGACTAAAGATGCGTTTATACAAGCTATAGGTAGTCACAACGTGGCCACACTTGATGAAATTCAAGATTTATATTTATATGATTTTGGTATATTTATTGAGTTACAACCAGATGAAGAAGAAAAAGCAATGCTTGAAAATAATATTCAAATGGCATTACAACAACAAAGTATAGAGTTAGAAGACGCTATTGATCTTAGGCAAATAAATAGTGTTAAGTTAGCTAATCAATTGTTAAAAATACGTAGGCAAAAGAAATTAGAAAGAGATAGACAAATGCAGTTGGAAAATATAGAAGCTCAAACTCAATCTAATACACAAGCGGCGGAAATGGCTGCTCAAGTTGAATTACAGAAAAATCAAGTATTAGTACAAAATCAATTACAACTTGAACAAGCTAAAGCGCAAATGGATTCTCAAAAAATGATGCAAGAGGTGGAGCATAAAAAAGAATTGATGGCTTTAGAGTTTCAATATAACATACAGTTAAAAAGTATGGAAACTTCAAACACACAAGAAAGAGAGAGACAAAAAGAAGATCGTAAAGACGAAAGAACTAAAATTCAAGCAACTCAACAAAGTGAGATGATTGAGCAAAGAAAAACAGGTAAACCACCTAAAAACTTCGAATCAGCAGGTAATGATATATTAAACGCTGGTTTTGATTTGGGTGCGTTTGACCCAAGTTAAATTTTTTATTAATTATTATTATATTATATTATGGAAGAAAACAAAAATGAAGAAGTAGTTGAAGAAACTACACAAAACCAAACTGAGGAAACACCTCAAGTTGATGAAAGTAAATTTGATTCCGCTGGAGACGACAGTGTTATGAAAGTAGATTTAAGTCAACCACCAAAAACAGAAGAAAATGAGCAACCAGCAGATACCAACGAAGAAGACACTATTCAAGAAAAGGTTATTGAAGAAACGACTAATCAAGAAGAGGTTACTGAACAAGTTGCAGAAGAAAATACTGAAACACCTGTTTTAGAAGAAATTACAGACGAAGAGGTTGAAGAGCAAGTTGAAGAGTTAGCAGAAGAAGTTAAAGAGGCTATAACCGAAGCTGAAGCAACAGGACAACCTATTCCAGAAAATATCCAAAAACTTATGGATTTTATGGAAGAAACTGGTGGTGATTTACAAGATTATGTAAAACTTAATCAAGATTATAGTAAGTTAGATGATAACGACGTTTTATATGAATATTACAAACAAACAAAACCTCATTTAACAACTGAAGAAATAAACTTCCTTATGGAAGACTCGTTCTCTTATGACGAAGAAATGGATGATGATAGAGATATACGAAGAAAAAAATTAGCGTTAAAAGAGCAAGTTGCCAACGCTAGAGCCCATCTGGACGGGCAAAAGTCCAAATACTATGAAGAAATTAAAGCTGGGAGCAAGTTGACTCCAGAACAACAAAAAGCGGTTAATTTCTTTAATAGATACAACAAAGATCAGGAAAGCAGTCAACAATTAGCAAAGAAAAATTCTGAA